CAAGTCCTTGTCCGGATCCTCCGCCGGCATTACCTCCATTACCTTTGCGCTGCCGCTTCTTTCCAGATCCGCCACCATTATTGGTTGCGAGTTTGGAAGCAATTTTGTCGAGTGCTGACTGAACTTTTTGGTTCGCGTTCTTCTTCTTACCGCCAGCCATATCAAGGTTACAGTTAAGGAGAAGAGTGGTAGAAGTGTCGACTGTATCAAAGTAGTATAATCTACCATAGAATATTTTTATGCAGGGATGACTAGTCTTTACGCAAAAGCGACCTGCAAGGGAACTCACACTAAAGCGCCCAGAGTGGTGTCTTACCCACCATTCCGTACTTGAGCGAGGCGCATAAAAGAATCTACTGTAGTCCCAACCAGAGATGCCTAATGGCTCTCAAAGTTGGAACACGTCCAGCAAACTCAACAAGATCATTTTGGATGCCAACGTCATGTATATCGGGATCGGGCTCAACTTTCCTGTCGAGACACCAACGGACATAACCGTATAGCAACTCGCGTACTGGTCGATTCCAATACCCTTCACACAACAAAGCGCAAGCCCTAACCAATGACTGACCTGGGGTTTGTTTTCGCAGCGGTTTCAAGGCAGACGCAACTGTTTTCCTTGGATTGGTGGGTTCACCTATCCAGTAACCGTTGTCGTCTCTGCCAAATCTCACACCGAGGAACGTTAATCCCTCAAGGTGGAGAGATTCCACTGTTTCTTCAACCTTGAAGTGCACACCACAACTCTCATAATGTGGCGCTCTGGCCGAAGCACAGAACTGATCAACCACCAAGCTACTCATGCTGATAAGCTCGTCATCTCCATAGAGGCAAGCTTCAACATTTTCCTTAAAGTGGTTGTAATCTTTCGACACATTGCGCATATACGCAAGTGCCAAAACCGCAAAATGTATGAGTGTGTTATCAGGAGTTGTATTGGGATCACCGGATTTCATCCCGTGGTCCGCATAAAGAACCCAACCCATCCCAGTAGCAATATACGATCTGATTGCCTGATCATAATAATAAGACAGCCGTTCATAATTCTCCTGGGTTCGGTCTTCTTCCCGCAACATTCTCCATCGGAACTTCATGATGAGTAAACGAATCCACCTAGCCTGTCTGGCATCATACTTAGACATATCAGCTTCTTCCTTGTGCGGATGCTTGTTAATCTTCTTTGCGACACGTTCAAGTCCCCTGTAAAACTTACTAAAGCCAAGGGACGAACTTGTCTGCAAACACGCCTCATAGAGTTTGTGATTGAAGTCTTGAACAAGCATCGAAAAACACACAAAGTAAGCGATATCGGGTCCAGTAATAGAGCGAACGTTATCTTCATCCAACTTCACCTGATCCAGCAATTCTTCTTTTACGAAGTTATGCCAAATAACAGGTTGCTTAATCTTGTGGGCGTACTTCCAGAAGGCTATTAAATCTGTAGAATGATTCCTAACAGCATCC